TGCCAGTCTGATGTTTCGTTTATCCGGTTGATCTGATCTACCAAATCATCCATTATCTTTTTAGGTATATCGCTGTCGTCGTAATGCTGACCGGCTTTTAAAAGAAGCTGCGTCCACTTTGTTTCAAGTGTCCGGGGACAGTATTGATCCTGATATTTTACTGAAGCAGTGGTGATAATCCTTTGCGTGAAAGCTGTATCACCGGAAGCGTTAAAACCGCATGAGGCTCCATCCTGGGGAACCGGAGTACTTGTCACAATCTGCAAAGCTTCAGCACTCTTAATTCCAGTCTGAACATTTGCGAATTTTGCGGTCTCACCTTCAAACTGAAGCGCAAAAAGCAAGTCCGTGGATTGCTCATTTACGTAGTTTGTTAAACTTGATACTGTAAATCCCATCTTATGCGGTTTTTTTGTCTTTTAAATATTTAATGAGAAGATTTCTCTTTTCTGCTTTGTCCTGAACTTTGGTTTGAGAAAATGAAACCGGAACTTCATTCACCGGGTCTGCTGTTGGCATTTCTGCAAGCTTTTCAATAGCTGAAAAAAGAGCAGCAATCTGGTTGTCCCTCTTTTTCATTTCAGCATTGAAAACACCTTGTGCAGCCTGAGCAGCTAACTTTTCAGCAGCTAATTCCTCTTTGTACCTTGTCAGGGCAGCGTTAATCGCTAAATCAACTTGCGCCATTGTAAGCGCCGGCGCTGCTGAAGGAGACATTGCCGGAGTAACCATTGTTATCACTCCACCTTCGCCGATCATTAAAGAAGTGCCGTCTTGTAATTGGAGTTCTCCAGCAGGAGCCGGAACGCCACCCATCAACGCAATGCCACCTACTTCCAATTTGTCAATTTGTACAGTCTGGCCATCCTTAGTTGTGTAGTCCTGTTGTAAAGTTTGAGGAGGAGCCGGTACATTTTGAACCGGAGCTACGCCGTGATCTGTGTTTACGAGCGGGGTGCCGTCAAAGTATTTTTTCTTTATATCTGCTAAAAATTCAGTTACTTTCATTATCAATGATTTTGCGTCGTCCAGTTGGAAATGTTCATTATCGTCCTCTGTCCGGTTTACCTCATACATCCCTTTGGGTTTCTTAGGCTTTTTGACGTAAGAAAAAATTCCCTCAACAGAGAAACCTTTTACCTCTCCGGTTTGGATCTTAGCCCACACATCTGGATTTTCTACTTTGGCTGAAATAAACCACGTCCCATCGGGTAAATCTTCAAACCCTTTCATTGGCTGAATTCCCCGAGACTTGTCGGAAACAAAACTTTCAAAAATGGTTACACCTTGAATTGGGAGATTGGGGTCATGGAAGAGATTTAGATTCTTTTGATAATCCTTTTTAAAGAATTTCAAAGCAATCTTTTCTATCGTTTCTTTGGAGAAAAAAACATTGTACTCCCCGGCCTGATCCTTTCTGTAGATAAGTGTATCAGGAACCATTGCGGGACCACTTACTATTTGTCTTTGTGGATCAGTGGCGAAATGAAGGCTTACATAATGGAAGAACCCATTTAAAATTTTATCAGCTACATTAACTTCTCTTGAAACTGTTCTATGTTCTTGGGAGCCAACTTTATCTTTATTTTTCTTTAGCCAGCTTTTGCCGTTATCGGCGATCTCTTTTACTTCCTTCTTAGGTTTTCTTTTGTATAATTTTTTTAAGTCATCTTCTGTTCTTTCGTGACGTGGCTTTGCAAGAATTTTTGCAGTATCACCATCGCCTTCATCGTCGCCACCACTGCCGCCACCCGGGTTAGGACCTGAGCCAGGTCCGCCAAACCATTCTTCATCAAAAGCCATGAAATTCTTTTCAATAGCTGGTTTGTCCACAAATGCAATTTGCTGTACTTCTACATCACTTGCGAGATCGTCTTCGATCACCATTTCAAAAACGGGCAATTTGTTCATACAAGGATAAATGCCTTGTTTGCCCTGTTTGTCCGGTTTAACCGATTCGTGCAGCTCTGTTCAACCGTCTAACTCTTTCCTGGTTACCGCTTACATCTGACTCCAAAACATAAGCCCTTGTGGTTGCGTTGCCAATAGCATTTAGAGAAGTTTGGTCTAATTGTGTAGTTGTGTTTTGTGGACGTTGCGGCGTAAGTGGAGATTGAACCGCTAAGTTTGGAGCCTGGCCGCCACCCCCCGCACCGGGAACTTTTGTAGCTATTATCTTTTTTACGTTAAGCAACCCAAACAAACCAACTGAAACAGCTTGCGCAATAGCATAACCTGGTATTCCCCCCGCAGGAGTTTTAGCAGCATTTTTAAGAACTGCAGCAACGGCTGCGTAAGTGTCAATAGTTGCACCGGCTACAGCCAGAACTTTACCGGCAACAGTTTGTTGCCCTATTAACTGAGACAAAGCGCTAAGTATAGAAGCGGTTGCCTGTGCTAATTTTTGTTTGTTGTCAAATTCAGCTTGGTCTATTGCTTGTCTTAGTTCACTTTGTTCTTTTTGCGTTAGCGTTGTGTCTTTCTGTAAGTTTTGCAAATGTGCTGCAATAGCACCCGCATTTACTAATAAACTTGTATCTGTGGCTTCCCTTTGTTTTCTGGCTGCATCTTCCTGCTCAATTCTGTTTTTATCAAATTCTTTTATTCCTTCAGCAAGATTAACAAGACCAATTCGCCTGAGTTCTTCCATCTTTTGCTGATGCTCCTTTTCAATTCTTTCAAGATCCCGCCTATTCTTTTCTGCATCCTTAAGTCGCTGCTCTTCCGCTTCTTTGTTTCTTTTTATTTTATCTTCTAAAAATCTTATTTCTTCCCGTTCAGTCTCTTGATTGAAAGTTGCTTGTAATGCTTTTGTATCAGCCCCGGATTCTCTGGCAAACCGTAATTCCGATTCAGCAGCTTTTACTCTACGCTTAGATGCCGCTTCATCTAGTTTAGCAAGTTGTTCCTCAGAATCGCCACGAGCCTCCGCCCTTAATCTTTCTAATTTTGCCCTTCTGTCTAAAAAATCTAATTGCCTGTTTAATGAAGCATTGAGAAAATCTGTTTGCTTTTTTAGTTCCTCCTGCGCTTTCGCTTGTTTATTTGTAGCATCCGTCCACTCAATCACCTTAGAAACTACAAAACCAATAGCAACAACCAATGCACCTATACCTGTGGCAATAATAGCACCCTTTAAAACATTAAATGCCACACCCGTTTGCGTGGTGCTGATCCCCAAAAGACGCATTGCGCCCGCAGCAAGTGCCGTAGCAGCTGCATTCGCTTTCTGGAAAATAGCCGTCTGCTGAATGACTGCCGAAAGGTTTTTAAATGTTTGTACCCCTTCCTGAAGTTGTGAGATGCCTTGACTAAACGCTAAAGCAGACTGAACCTTTAATAAAGTCTTTTGAACCTCCTCACTTTCTACACCTACCAACCCTAACACACCTTGTAAAGCAGTAAACCCTCCAACTACTGTATTGATAGCAGCCCCAAATGCACGAAACTTTGTATCTGGGTTAAACGCATCGACCAAACTTCTGGCATCCCCTAAAGCATCCCTCATTTCGGCAACCCTTTTAGCTGCTGCGGCTGCTTCTTTTGACGTTGCACCGAATTGAGCAGAAATTTTCAATAACTCCTGTGAAGCGTCTTTAAGTTCACTCTTAAAACTCTTAACAGAGGTAGTCGCCTGACCTGCGTCAAGAGTTAGTTTAGCCCCTATTGTAACATCTGCATAAAATAATCTTATATAGTTCATTCTAATAAATTAGGTAGTTCACAATCAAAGAATAATATATCCGTCAGTTAATTGTGATATTTCGATTACCTTTTTTAAACGACAATCCTCATTATCATCTCTGCAACTAACTATTTCTAATGCCTGATCTTCAGACGAAGCAGCAATCACCATCTCTTGAACGTGCATATACTTCAAGGTATCTTTTGGCCTCCCAAAAACATAAAGTTTTATTCTTTCTTTTAATTCCCTTGCCATAATAGATATTTTTTCTTTTTTAATAAACCAAAAAATTCACCTTCAGTAACTCTATCTCACAATCAGTCGGATTTGATACATTAAAATCTTTAATCTTGTTCAATCTAAACAAAACACTATCAATAAATATCTTCTTCGAAAAATCTAAATTCAGTATATCTAAGTTGGTCAGATAAAAGAACCCGTTTAACAGTTTAGAATCCTTATCTGTGATTTCAGCCATATACGCACTCCAGTAAACATTGAACTGAGTGACAGTCAAATCACCGGTTACAAGCGTGAAGAAAAGTTCCGCCAATACGCCAAAGTTTAAATCATTACTCGGTGCATCGGGATCATTTAAGTGACCGGCGTAACCATATTTCGTTAAAGAGGTAAGGACAGTAACATCATCTAACAAATCCCAACTTGTAACACCTTCTATCTTCTTAGCTTGTAAGATTCTGATATTATAATCAATGCTTTCTTCCTGGGTATTACTTAACTTAAATATGGTAGAAAAGATTTTATCTTCCCCGCCCCATCC